TACTATGAAGCCGCAATGGAACCTTATGAGGGTAAATTGGCCGTAGCACAAGTAGTAATGAATAGAACACAAAACAAAAACTTTCCATCAGATATCTGTGGGGTTGTGTATCAGAAAACAGGCGACACATGCCAATTCACCTGGGTATGTGAGAAAGTATCAAGTATTCGCAATGAATATGCATGGGAAGAATCTTTAATGATTGCCAAGAAGGCAATGACTGAAGGTATTCTACATAGAGATATTGCAAAAGCAAAGATACTATTCTACCATGCAAATTATGTCCATCCGACATGGAATAATATTCATCCGGTAAAAACAATCGGTAATCATATCTTTTATGCAAAATATTAATTGACAAAAACTCTGTAATGTGATATAATTATAATATGACAACACCAACTAAAACTGAAATAAGTAACTTCTCACTTTTGATTGAAACTATATCAAAAGATAAGGGTATATCTAAAATGGAAGCCATTCTTTGGCAGTGTGAGCAAACAGGATTGGAGGTTGATGTAGCATCAAAACTACTCACCTCCGCCCTCAAATCAAAGATACGAGAAGAGGCGCAAGAACTCAACTTACTTAAAAAGACTTCTAAATTGCCCATATGATTGATGAGAATACAGGCTTTGCGGCATGTTCATTATACAATGCGATTAAACTTCACTTTACTACTGATTCTTATGATTACTTTAAATACAATGGTAAAACCAATATTACAAAGGATCAATTTTCAAAACGAAAAGACAAGTTTCAGTTTTACAAATTAGCCAAGAAGTACACCTATGATGAACTCAAAGATTTCTTAGTTGCCAATTTCTTGGTTTCTAATGTTAAGTGGGCGGGTAATCTTTTAGAGAACGATGCACATGACAACTATCAAAATTGGAAGAAAAGAAATCAAGCATTGACCTATAACTTCAAACAAGATATAATGCATCTGAGAGACTTAGTTGAAGAGCCTAGAGAATTATTATATGTTAGCAATGGTGAGTATCCGGTATTATTGAGAGAGTTAATGCATGGTGTGGTGAAGATTGAAACGGTATGTATCATGGAGAATCTTCTGCAATTCATACCGATGTGGAGTGAGAAGATAAGTGATTCTATAATATGGCCGAAGTATAAACTTCATATTTTAAAATATACACCTTTTTTAAACTATGATAGGGATGACTTTAAGAAAACTATGAAAGATATTTTATTATGATTGAAACTATTTACCTTGATATGGATGGTGTTATCTGTGACTTCCAAAAACGGTATCAAGAACTGTATCATATACCAACAGATACCGCTGAAAAGAAAGGTGTCTTTGGTAGACACTTCTCAGACTTCATTGAGACTCGTCAATTTGAGACATTAGAACCCATGGAAGACATGCTAGAACTCATCAAGTTCTTAGATGAGGCCTATGCACCTGTACAAATTCTATCGTCTTCTGCACGAGCAGAATCCCATGAAAATATATCATATCAAAAAACGGTATGGTTAGAAAAACATAACATACGTTATCCTAGGCATTTTGTACCCGGTAAATCATTGAAGTACAGGTTTGCAAATCCCAATTCAATTATCATTGATGACACCAGAAGTGTTATCGATGATTGGATCAACGCTGGTGGTATTGCGGTGTGGCATGACAATGCTAAAAAAACAATCCAGGAGTTAAAAGAACTCTTATAAATAGACTATATTATGAAAACTGTGAAATCAATCGAAAATAAAGCGTATACAACGAAAGGAAATACATATGGTAGATTTTTCTAAACTAAAGAAAAGAGCGGAAGAAGGTTCAAATCTAGACCGTCTTGCAAAAGCCGCTGAAGCACTCGGCACCTCATTCGATGGTGCATCAAATAAAGAACTATTTTGGAAACCAGAAGTCGATAAGGCTGGCAATGGTATGGCTGAAATTCGTTTCTTACCAACACCACCGCAAGATGGTGAAGATGGTCTACAATGGGTTAAATACTGGCATCACGGCTTTCAAGGTCCTGGTGGTTGGTTGATTGACAATTGTTTGACAACTCAAGGTAAGAACTGTCCTGTTTGCGAGAGCAATAGTTTGTTATGGAATTCTGGTATTGAAGCCAATAAACAAGTAGCAAGAGATAGAAAACGTAAGTTAAATTACGTATCAAATATTTACGTTGTTTCGGACCCAAAACATCCAGAAAATGAAGGTAAGGTATTCTTATTCAAATACGGTAAGAAAATCTATGAGAAATTGGTAGAAGCGTGGAATCCATCATTCCCGGATGAGAAACCATTTGATCCATTTGACTTGTGGAAAGGTGCTAACTTCAAATTGAAGATTCGTAAAGTTGATGGTTACCAATCTTACGATAAATCCGAGTTTACGTCACCAGCACCATTAAGTAATGATGATAGTGAACTTGAGAAGATTTATAACTCTGAACACTCATTACAGGTTCTTGTAGGTGAGAAAGAGTTCAAGTCTTATGAAGACCTCAAGAAACGCTTGGACAAAGTCCTAGGGGTTTCTGAAACACCTAGGACTACCGTTGAGACAATCAAAGCAGAAGCTCCTAAAACCAAGTTCAAAGAAGCAGAATTGGTAGCAGAAGATGATGATTTAGATTACTTCTCACGCTTGGCCGAAGAAGATTAAGCCAGTTAATATGAAATTATGATAAACTGTGATAAGTAGTCCTTGTGATTACTTATCATTTTTTTAACTAAGGAGTTTTTATGAGTGGAACGTTAGACAGTCTTGAAAGTGCATTAGCGGGTGAATCGATGGCACACATCAAATACCGTTACTTTGCTAAGATTGCAAGAGAAGAAGGCTTTGAAGATGTTGCAAAGCATTTTGAACATACAGCAGACCAAGAAATCAAACATGCCTGGGGTCATTTAGAATTGCTAATCGGTAAACCTTCTACGAAAGAATGCCTACAAAAAGCAATTGATGGTGAAACTTATGAGTTTACCCAAATGTACCCGAAGTTTCATGCTATTGCTGTTTCTGAAGGTAAATCAGAAGCTCAAAAAGAGTTAGAGGATCAAATTGCGGAATCAAAAGAACATGCAGAGCAATTTGCAATGGTTCTTAAGAAAGCCGAAGCAAGATTTGCGGCTCTAACAAAAGTAGAGAAACGTCACGCAGAAGCATATACAAAAGTATTGGAGGCTCTATGAAAGAAGTACACGTTTGTATCGTATGCGGTCATGAACATGATGAGGCAGTAGAAGGTAAGTGGGAAGATTTACCTGAAAACTTTACTTGTCCGGAATGTGGCGTAGGTAAAGAAGACTACGAAACTATTTAAAACTCTTTCTTTTTAAGTGTCTTCTGGAGAGTTTTAGACCCACCGCAAGGTGGGTCTTTCACGGACATTATTAAGGTCTGCTTTTGCAAAGAACTAAAGGAGAAACTGGGATGGACCAAAAAATCAAGCCCATAAAATACCGCAACACCATTCAGTGCACCGTTTGCAATGATGTGATTGTGAGTAAGCATTGGCACGAGGTTAAGTGGTGCAGTTGCGGCAGTTGTGCGGTTTCCGGTGGAAACGATTACTTGCGACGTTATGGTGACTCGAATAATTATATTGAACTATCAATTTCAAAAGAAAATGAAGATGAAAAAATATAATTATTACAAGATAAGGTCTGGGTTTTTTACATACCTATTGAATAGTTGTATTGTATTTTGCGAAGAGTACCATCATCGGAACGAACTCTAAGTTCTTCATCAGTATCATAATTCACTGGAGGTGGTGCAGGATTGGTGATAATCTGTTTGATAATTGTTTGTCCAGCATAATCTTCAGTTGATTCTGTTAACCACTTAAAATTTTTCATAATAGATTCTTGCATTAACATATGAGAATTTTCAAAGCGTTTTTGGGTTGGGGCCATTGCGGTGGCTACTTTTTTTGTTGCATTTTTCTCAAAATCGTTAAGAGAACTTGGTATCCCTGTATCACCTAATTTTTGTCGTACATCAGAACGAACAAAAGCCTCAAACAAGTCTAATGGATCTGCTTCAACAGCTTTACCATTTTTCCATTCATCAGCATCATAAAAAGATGGTCTCATAGTATACAAATTATAGTTTTTAGTTCCCATTATCCATCCTTCTTTTGCCATCATAGGTACTAAAACATCTTTTTGATAATCAAGGACATAAGGAGCAACTGCTCTATCTGTTACTTGTTTACCAGTTTTGTCCATAATAGCCATTGCTTTTGGTCCATAATAAAATAAATCAATTTTCTCTTTTGCACTTGTTGCAGGATCAATAACAACTTGTTGTAACATATTCAAATAATCTGATACTGCAATACCTTCTCCGGCACCTACAGCTAATAAACCAATTGAAATTGGTGCAAATCCCAGTGCCGCTGATGCGGCGGCTGCGGTGATACCTACAGCCGCACCACCACCAGTACCAATAAGCCAATTGTACATTTGTTCCTGTGCTTTTTTATTAGGGTCTCTATCAGAACCTTTTAGATTGCCTTTATTATTTTTGTTTTTTGCTTCTAAATATTCATCAAAATAACTCATTGCGGCAGAAGATGCCGCCACTGTAGCAGAACCAACCATAGCACCTTTTGCTCTATTCCAAGCACCACCTTTAAAATTCATTCCACTATTACCACCACCTATACCACCAAGAATCATTGCCATTTCATGTTTTGCAATATATTTCATAACCTTTTCAATTAAACCTGTAATACTACTAAAGGCTTTTCTCAATATTGGACCGATATACTCTATAACTTTTATAGCAATATTACCAACACTCTCAAATATTAAACCTGCAAGTTCACCTGCCCATTTAACTACCTTCCATATACTTTCTGCAACTATCTTAAATGATTCGAAAACAAATTTGAATACTTTTTCAAAAAATGTTGCGACCTCTTTAAACGGTTTTAAAATACTACCAAATATTTTTTCAATTTTATCTTCAAACTTTTCCTTCATTGTTCGAGTATCTTTTTCTTTCTCTTTTACCGGTTCAACGTGTATGCCTTTAGTAATAGCATCAAGAAGTTCTCTGTGTCTTCTCTCATCTTCTTCTTTTCTTTGTTGGTAATGTTCAGACTCAAGCTCCCAACGTTTTAAAGATTCCGTATGATCCTTTTCCATTAGATTGTACATCTTAGCAAGAATATCTGCCGTAGAATCACCAACTTTTAAACGAGTAGCACGTCCAGCACCAATTTTTGTATAATGTGCTTTTTGGTTTTGTCTTTGTTCAGATTTTCGCATAAAGTATTTTTTGCTTTTACTACTTCTAAACGGCATTAATCCCATCAGCATTGTTTGTAACAATCCTGGTTTCATCATGCTCAATAAATTTAATGGATCAATATTTTCAAGCATTCCAGTAATTGATGCACTCGCTTTAGCACCTATTGCTCGTTTTGCCGAACCAATACCAAAACCTTCTTTAGCAAAACTTAAAATACCTTCATGCTGTTGAATGTTTCGAATTGTTAATTCTTTAACACTTCTACCTCTAACTCTTCTTGCTGTTTCGTAATCCATTATTTGTTTCCTGTACCAAATTGTTTAACTAATGCAATATTATCTTCCATATTTTGGTCTTCTATTTTCTTAATAATTCTTTTAACATTAATTTGAGCACCTTGATTAACCACGGTTTGATTAATTAAATTAATTTTAGGGTTTTTCGATTGTCCCTTAACTGTTTGCATGTCTTTAACCTGCATATCAGTTTTTTCTAATGGATATTCTTTCGGTACAAGTGGTAATTGAGGTGATTTTGATGGTGTTGTTGGGGTTGATTCTGAAGTTTCTAAAGGTTTATTTTCTAATTTTTTAGGATCACTATCATACTTTGCTACCTGTAAATGCATATGTCCTTCAGGATTTACTGTATTTTTGCCTGTCGGTGGCTCATACATTACAGTAGCTTTAATGCCTTGTTTATTTAAATCTTCTTGGAGTTCTTTGGCAATCTTATCACTCATCACTGGTAGTTTAATATCTGCCGCAATACCTTTAACGTGAGGATCAACTCTACCATCTTTATTATACTTCGCCAAATGATGTTCTAAATCATTCATTGCAGTAATATTAAGGTCTGGTTGTAATTGCTGTATATAATCTAATGCTTCATATAATTCTTCTGTCGAACCACCTCCAGCAATACTTTCTGGTGATTTTATGGAAGACGATAGATTACCGTGTCCTGCTTTGACGTAATCAACATTCGGATATAATTCGTTATCAGGATTTTTAGATGCTTCCTTCATAATATCATCAACATTCGGTAACTTATAATTTTTAATATCAGTTTTAAAGGATGCGAACGATTTTTCCATACCAAATAAACCAAAACCAAGAACGCCTGCAACAGCGGCAAACTTAGCCCAATTAATATCGAGTTCTTTTTCTTTTTGTTTTTTTGGTTTCTTGTGACCAAATGTTTTTAAAAGATTTTTTGTTTGTTTATCTTTATCTTTATTTTCAATCTTTATAAGATTATCATATTCTTCTTGTCTTTTCCTTTTAGAGTTGTAATCATCACTCATCATGTTAAACATTTTGGCAAGAATATCCGCTTCAGAATCACCTTTTTTAAGTTTCGTATGTGTATTAGGAGCGACTCTACTTATATTGGGGTCTTTCTTGGACTTTTGTTCTTCTTCAGGCTCTTCCTGCATTTTATCGTCAGTTTGTCCTTTGAGTTTAGTTTCACCATTCATTGCTCGACCTATTCGATTAGGTTCAAACTTTTGTTCAAGACTTTCGGCATAATTATTCATTACGGGCGATTCTTTTTGCCCATTACGAATACCCAAGCCAATTTCAACAGACCTTCTTTGTTCGGGTGTGAGAGTCTCTAAGTTACTATAGAGAACTTCTAATTCACCTCCACCAAATAGTTTGTTGAATATTTCTTTTTCCATTTATTATTTCTTATTTCTTTGTTTTGCTTTCTCATTTTCTTCTTCAATGTATTGCATTAACAAAGTCACATAGATGTCTCTCTCCCAAGGTATCATTGTTTCGAGTTCGGCTAAACTATATTTGTGGTGTTGCATGAGAGAGAAGTTTGTCATATAGTAGTTCTTCAAACTATCATAGCCGAACATTACCCGAAAAAATTCTCTAGCCCTTCTATATCCATGGAGTGGTCAAACCCACATCGATTGCATTTCATGTCAATGTGTTTCTTAATTTTCGGTAAGTTTTCAAAGAACGCTTCGAGTTTACTGAATTGTTCTTGATTCAAAGACTCAATAAATTCAGTGAGTTCTTCTTTTGTACTATCAACTGCATAATAATATTGCTGACCATCAAAAATATAGTCAATCGAATCTACCATAATTTCAAATGCAGTTTCAACAGCAGATTTTGTTTCAGATAATTTATTGATAATCGAGAACTTAGGATATTTCAATTTAATGGCCATTGTGTCTGTCAGCTTAATTACATCTGGTTGTTCTGGTATGTCCACAGTAATTTCAAGCAGATTTAATTTGATATCCATTTTGTTACCGCATTGATTATCTCCAACAATATTGGTACAGATATATTTGTTCTCAACAATTTCACCGACAGACCTTGCTCTTAGATTGATAAAATAATATTCAATATCTAATACCGGTAGTTCATCAATATCAATATCTGTTGACAATGTACAATTAGTTAGAACTTGTCTAACGTTTCTTTCAACTGTCTCTTTATCATCGGCTTCTAGAGCCATCATCAAGTTTCTTTGTTCTTTTACCAAGAATGGTCTGTAAAGAACAGTCTTTTTACTCAATGGTAATTCCAACGTGTACGTTGGTGTATCAATCTTAGGCAATGCCATAATAATCTCCAATCAATTTATAGTGAATTTAAAAATCCCGATTTCAGCGTTTGTGTTAATGAACTTGCACTTAGTGGGTTAATTGCGTTATTTGTCCAGTATGTGTACGCAAAGTCTACCGAAACTCTATGCACATCTTCTGAATTCCATGATAGATCCATTTGATTAACTGTCGTTGGGAACGCATCAATTAATTTGGTCTCATATGTTTTCTTACCAGTCATGTCGTATTGCGTAATTAGAATATCTACCGCATAATTTGATTTGTAGTTGAAGTTGAAATCATTAGATGGGTTTACTAAATCTAACCAAGCATCAAAGAATATTCGTTCTCCCATGTTTCCATTTACAATAAAATCTAATACAACATCATTGTAAGATGAATGATATGGGAACTTCTCAACAGGAGCCGAACCAATTTTCTTATCTGTAGTTGCCACATTTCTACCAGGCAACATTCCATTGTCGCATCGGAATGTCAATTGTCTACCGGTACTAGCATAACTTGAAAGTGCAAGTGGTACTGGTATCGTCACATCAAACATGAACTTTCTGGCTACGTCTGAGCCAAAAGTACTAATAAAACTGCTGATTGATGACGCCATCTATGAGTTCCTTATCTCGTTTAGTGAATCTTGCCACACTTCTTTTGCCGTGGCTTTCTTAAATTGTTGTACTGGTAATGCTAAAGCGACATCCCATTCTTCTGGTTGTACTGCCAAAATTCTTGAACGAGTATGTTCGTACAGATATCGTTTTAAACAGGGCTTAAACTCTTTCAGAGAGCGTGTAGTGTTGAGTATGTCGTAAGTGATAGCCAAATGCTTAATCTCTTCCTCCTCGTTTTTAACGGCTCCATGACGTACCAGTTTCGACATCAATGCCACTCTATAATTAAACGGTAAGTAATGCATATTTAAGCCTAAGAAACCATCGTTATACTTTTCAAGTAATAATACCAGTGGAAACTTATCATAATACGGTAACTCTTCTTTCATCTTAGGATCATAATAGAAAAAGTACATTGCACCTTTTCTAACTGTTTTGGTATTCCTAGAATCTTCTTTTCTAATTGCGGCCGGTATTAATGTAGGATTACGCAATTCGGTAATCTTATGACCAAGCCATTTCAAAGAGTCTTGGGACATTGATTTATGTCCAAGAGCCTTTCTTTCGTTTGAGAGTATTGTTAATTTAGATGCCATTAACTATTTAGACAGGCCTAAGTCATCTTCGGTAAGCACTTTGAACTCCCAACCACGGTCTAAACAGTACTCTGTAGCGGCTTTCCACTTGTTTTGATTGACGCCATAAGTATAGACTTCATTGATGTATCTTTTTGTGACTCTCTTTTGTTTCTTAGGCTCTAGAGTCTGAACCTTTGGTTTAATCTCTATTAAATAAGTCTTAATAGTACCGTCTTTTGTTTTCATTTGAGCATAGAAATCGACAAAATATCGTCTAGGTCTACCATCAGCGGGATCACGATACGGAATCACGACCTCTTCACTTGACCAGGAGACTACGGCATCAGTCTCATCTAACCATTTCATATATCTATACTCCCAAGTAGAACGCCATTGTATGTTTTTGTGGTCACCACGATACTTTTGTGGGTTTCGAGGGATAAATTTTCCGCTATAAGCCATATTATTACCATTTATTGAATGTCCCGTTATTTATGATATAAATACTTGTTACAACTCTATTCTAGGCACATGTCATTTTTCACAAATCCCTCAGTCGCAGGCATACAGTTACCGTTTAATCAGTTAGCTGGCCCATTAAAAAGCCTTTTTCAACCAGAAGGTAAAGGTAATTTCGTATATCCATCAGATTTAACGACAAATCCTGCTATGTGTCATGCAGTACAGTTCAATTTTTGCGACTGGACAACAGACTTTCAACAGGATACAAATTCGGTAATTAATCAAGTTTCAGAGGCTACTGTAGGTGCCGCTTTTCAAGCATTGCAACTCGCAAAAGCAAACCTAAATTCATTAATTGCATCATCAAGAGCACAAGTAGCCGAAGCTGGTGCAAACATAACAAATCAAGATTTAATTGCTAAGGCAGAAACAGCAGTTGAAGAAGCATCATTAGGTGTTTTTCAATTACTCACAAAAGCATTTACTCCTGGCACATATAAACCAAGAACGTTAAATACGATATCTACCGTTTCTTTGTATATGCCAGATACGTTGACAGCAGATTTTGAATCACAATACAACACTTTAAGTTTTACGAATACGCTAGGAAAAGGTGGTTTTATTGCAAGTGCGGCAGAATCACTAAAGGGTAAAGTTAATTTTTCTGGTGGTGTCAAGCAAAATTACGCAAATATACTTTCAGATCCGGCAGTAAAAGAATTCATATCATCTAAAATAGATTCTTTAGGTGGTAAACTTGGTGTTCAAGGTGACACAAAAGATTTGTTAAATCAAGCATTGGG